CTAGCCCCATTCCTCAACGATAGGTTTCATTGGGGTATACGGTTCGCCGTTGTGATTGACAACATAAAGCTCTGCGCCGTGGAATGGTACATTGATAGTAGATACTGCTGTTGCTATACTTTTCATGTCGTTAATTCCTATGCGTGGTTTTACGATACCGAAGCCCTGACTGTTCCCGCAGTTGGGGCTTCACTGTTTTGATTTCTTTGCCGCATCCAAGCGAATCACACCGTTATCCCCTCTCTCCTCAGGCTGTCCAGCACCCGTTTAATTACTTCTGCGCTGAATGAGCGACACTCTTCCTTTGCTTTTTCTTCAAGAATTTTTTCTAGCTTCTCTGGCATACGCAGTGTTTTTACCTTCATTGCATCCTCCGTTGTATGTGGTACGCATACATAGTATTTAGGTACGCATTGATAGTCAATAGATACCTACATATCCTGTGGTAAAAAATTATTCAGGATGCGCCGATGTCTGATCGTAAGTACAAAAACCCTCAAGTGAATCTGAGGCTTCCTGTAGAGATAAAGGAACGTCTTATTGAACTGGCTGAGGCTAATTCTCGTTCATTAAATGCTGAGATGGTCGCCGGCACTTGAAGCGTGGACCGAAAAAAATAAACACATTCAAGCACTAGACCTTGCAACTATAGCATCACGATTGATAGATCTTGAACGCGATGTTGAGACGCTAAAGACCATGTATGGTAAGGATAAATAAATATGACAGATACCAAAGTGAACTTCAAAGAAACCATCTTCAAGGACTCAAGTGATGCTGTAAATGAGTATGCTGATGGATTTGCTTACTCGTCTTTTGGGGATGTCGGAGCAAGATTTGGTTCAATAGCATTTTTTAAGCATGTTTCAGACTGGGTTAATAATGAGGAGATTCAGCCAGTTAGATACCAAATTGCCAATATTCGCATGAGTGAAAATCAACTTCTTGAACTGGCTAAGTATATAGTTTCTCAACACGAAGAATCAAAAAAATTAAGCTGACAGAGCCATGATTACTTTTCCTGCCGTAAATGCTGATCATGCAGCGGAGAAAAAGAGAACACTTGGTCGTATGGGGTCGACAGGTGGCTTCGGAGAAAAGTCCAATGCTTCGCCTCCAGTTACCAAGAATGATATAACCAAAAACAATAATATCGCTTATCTTGGAAAACAATACACTGAGGAGCATGCTATGGGCAGCCCATCAAGAGAAGAGATTGACGCGAAGCTTGGTCAAAACAAAGCAGAAATTGAGTTAATATCTGCTAACATGCGCGCTGAAATTTCAGCTTTCAGAGAATTCCAATCTAAGCAATTTACAGCTATGAATCAGTCGCTTAATGAAATTAAGGGACAGATATTCGCTAGCAATGGCGAAGTTGCAGGGCTCAAAGGCCAAATTGATGGCATTAAAACATCCATGACCGCGACCCAATGGCTCGTTGGTGCGGTTCTCGCTATGCTTGCGGTAATCATAACGCTTCCGCAGATTCAATCTTACTTCAAGGTTTCTGAGCCGACTGCGAAGGAAGCCGCTAGTGAAACCCATGATACCAAAATAAAGCAGTGATCTTACCAATAAAACCTGGGAGGACAACATGAAGCAATGGCTCATCATAATTGCTGTTTTTTCGCTCATTACACTGTTTTCCCAGCATTAAAAGCACCAATGCAAATAATTTCAATAGCAATAATTGCAATTGGTGCTTTCATTACAGTATCCGTACTTGTGTTTAAGGTTTTAAAGTTTTTAGTTTGGCTATCAAAAGATGATGGATGCAAAGTTCATCAAGAAAAAGAAGGCAAAATAACCAAAGTTGACTAACTGTCACTAGCGAGCCATGTAATAATCCCCGTGCGGGCAATGGTTTTTGCTTCATCTGTTGATAGGGTTTTCTCCCATCTCTTAAATGCCCCAGATTGCATCAGTTTCCTTTCTATTGCGCGTCTCACTTCTGCTCTGTCTACTGGTGCGTTTTGCAGGCGAAATAGCATTGATTTAAACTCAGGAGAAGACAGTAGAGCATCGGCAGCCTTTATCCTGCTTGTTTTCCCTGACATCAATGCGGACGTTATCACCCTGTTGCACCTACACCAGGAAGACCAGATAAGCTTGTAACACCTTCCGCCGCAGCAGCTTTTGAGGCTATTCCATAAATTTTTGCTAGACTACCCTTTTCCTTCAGAAAGTTATTAACTTGCTGATCCACAAGGCTGCTAGCATACTGCTTACCAGCATTGAGTCTATTCATAGCCTTGGCTGCTTGATAAATCGTATCAAGGCGCTTTGATGCATCTGTGCCAATAGCATCACGGAGAGCCTTCATATTGGCCCCATTGCGTGACATTCCGTTATACCATTTTACAAATCCATCAACCCTAATTGCTGACCTGGTGATTTAGCATAGCTGGTAAATGCTTTATTCATTGAGGTGAGCGCAACTTCCTGCCGCATATCCTTTGGAATTGACTTCATTAATTGCCTAAAGTCACCACCGTTTCCTTTTGCCATATTAACAACGGCACTTTCAACTTTTGGAATTGCTGATTGCTGAAGTTTTCTACCCAAAACGGTTACGGCATCATCTTCAATGGATTTTCGTTTTTTTACCAACTCCTTACCAAGCGTCCATAATTCCCCTGCGCCATATTTTTCTGCGACAGCCTGTTGGTCATCTGTTATGGCTGCATATAACTTTTTAAGAACACCTGTTTCTTCATCCTTGAATGGACCAGAGCCTTTGCCAATAGCTTGTCCAACCTGCTTTCTAGCGAGATCTAAACGCCCATACGTTGGCAAGGTGTTTGGATCAAGTCGGTTCAATGTCCGCTTCATTATTGGAGATAATTCATCAATTCCACCTATATCATCAGCAAAATCCTCTAAAAAATTCAATGTATTAGTTGCTCAATCCGGTCTCTTACAGGAACCTTTTCGGCAATTTTGTTGTAGATGTTATCTGACTGATTTTGTAATGATGAAATGGTTTTATCAAAATTATCTGCAAGCCTGTCAGAAACCAGTTGCTTATCAAGGCTTCCCCCAAATGAAGTTATCATTTCATCAGCTTTTCTTCCTAATTCAGTAATAAAACGCTTATGCGCCTCACTAATCTCTGTGCCAGGGAGACTTGCCACTGCATTATCAAGAGCCCTGACAGCAGGATTATTAGAGATCATGCCTGGAGTGGCATAATTTTCCAGTTCTAGCTCACGAATAGCATTTATCGCGTTAAAATCAGGATTAACTTCATCGGCGAAATCTTGAATAGCTCGTTGCCCGCCGATAAATTTATTGTCCATTGCGCCAGCAGCTTTCTTTAACGTTGCTTTAGATGATTTACTACCCATCCCTACGGATGAGCGATAAATATCTCCGGCACTATTTTTAATTTTTCCTGCAATCTTCCCAAGCGCTGGACCAACAATCTCTGCTACAGGGCCAGCCACAGCGCCAATAGCAGCTCCAGAAGCAACATCGCTATTTGTTCCATTGGCTACAATAGCCCCTTCTCCAGCACCAAGCCCTGCGGCGGCAGCCAGCCTTGCCGCCCCTTTCGGAACCTGAGAAATAATCCCACCACCACTAACAAATGGTGCTGCTTGTCCAACGAACTCACCAACATCTTGTGCGGTTGATGGTTTTGCCGCTAACTTCTGCTGTAGAGACTGAATTGCGGCTTGCTCTTCTGGTGTCATATCCTGAAATAGACCAACACCTTTACCAACATCCATCAATCCACTGAGAACGCCATACATAAAACGGTCGAAGCCGTTAGCATTATTAACAACATTTTCCTGTCTGGAGTTTTCCTCTGGTGAAACCAAAGGTGATTGCTGCTGCTCTGGTTGGGAATCAAGCACAAAACCATCAGGAAGCTGTGAGTTATCAGGCTGATTATCGAGAACAAATCCTTCGGGTAAACCTACATCGGTTGCCATTGTCCGTTCCTATAAATGAGTTTCTGACCAGTTTTAGGGTTCGTTGCCGTCGCGCCTTCTGATATCCCACTTGGCGCAGCTTTTGTCTGCCCATTACCACCTTGTGGTGTAGGCTGCGCTGGGACATCGTCAAATAGCTTGGCCTTCCTTCTCCCTAAGCTTTTTTTCAGCCCTTGAGGAATAGTATCTCCATACGTATCCAGATATTCGTCTACCTGCTGGTTAAACTGCTGCCCCATAGCGTTGGCGTTAATTTTGGCTGCGTTAACAATGTTATCCCTCGCTTCCTGTGACAAGCCATTCCCTGCATTAAGCTGGTCTACATATCCTTTTATCTGCCCCCATATGCCATCAGAGCGCATGACCTGAACCTGTTCACCTTCGCGAACAACTGACTGAGGGTCGAGAGACTTCATGTAATTAAAGATAATCCCAAGTTGGGCAGCGCCAGTATTTACCTTGCTAAGGGCTTGCAGAGAGTTTGCCGCCGCTCTGACAGAGTTATAATTTTTGCCAAAATTGGTAATATCAGAATTTAATCCCTTAATTAAGTCTGCTGACGGCTTACCTTTTTGCCCCAGCTCCATTAGCTTCAATCCCATCTCATCTGAGTGCATTTGTGCCCGCTGAGCCTGTCTAGTTGAGCGTTTTGGATATTTGCCCATCCTCTCGCATTCTCCATGTCAGCCTGACGGATGCTTTCATCCAATCGCCCTTGCTCAAGTCGACGCCCCTCCATTCGATCTTTGATATCGAAATACTTCTCATGACCGAGAGAAAATAGTGCCAGATTACCTGTGAAGTGCTGGAAGCTGCGGGTCGTTAACCTGCATTTTCCGCAATAGTTTCTGGAGGGATACCTAAACGACGCATCTCCTTTTCGTTATCCATCATGAACCTGCCAAATGCACCCGGACCAAGCGACGAAGCGACCTGAGCCTTAAGCGCCAGATTGCCAAAATCATCCCGCTGGGCGTCATCGACATACCCCATGCCTTTACGGACTTCCTCAAACTCTTCGGGGAATGCTGTAATAAGATTACGCATCTGCTCCCTGTCGCCGGACGCATAAGCATCCGCATAACCTTTCTGGAATGCCGCTTTACGTTCCTGCTGTTGCTGCTGCTTATAAATATCAGCAACTCCAGCCAGACCACGTAACGCGGTCAGACCAACGTTATTTGCACCTGAGCGAGCCAGTTCATTGTTTTCGCGGATCAGACCAAGCGTTGCGTTAATGTCGCTTGCCTTTGGCGCATTCTCATTTTGCGTACCGATGCCAGCCAGAAAACCACCAGAATTAATACCCTGTTGCCACGTAGCCATTGATTACCCCTTAAAACAACGAGCCAAGCAGACCAAGACCAGCACCGATACCAGCACCCCACGGAGTTGATAGCTCGAGAGCACTGGCTATGCCACCACCCAAAAGCGCACCGGATGCAGCACCACTAACACCCTGCCGCAATGCTGACGGTCGGTTGGCGTTTGCCGCTGCAAGAGCAGCGCTTTGCTGTGAAATCTGGCTCATGTTGTTGGCATATGTCTGCCCGGCGTTTGCCTGCCCCTGAAGAGCGCCAAGACCGATATTTGCCAGGTTGTTGTAATTGTTCATTTGTCCAGACAGCCATTGCTGACCAAGCGTTGGTGCGATTGTTGCTAACTGATTACTGGTTGCGGTGGAACCCAATCCACCTGTTGCTTCCGCTGCCGCCAGACTCTGATAGCGAGCCTGACCAGCAAGATCTTTGTACTGCTGAGAGTTGTAATACTGGTTAAGTGCCTGACCTTGCCCTTCCAGAGACGATAAGTTCTCAAGGCTGCCGACATGCTTCCCAGCCAGAGGAGTAAACGGCTTCAGGTTGTTCATGATGGTATTGAACTGCTGATTTTGCAGGTCTGCGGCATACTTCTGAGCTTCTGCGGCATACTTGCACTTTTATCAGAGCCACCTTTCCCGCCTTTTTCAGGGCAATAAGGTTCCTCGCCGCGCAGTTTTCTGCCCAGCTTAAATGCATATAACATGGCTATCTCCCGTGATTCAGGAAGTCGATTAGTTCTTCGCGTGTGGCGCTGTAAAAAGTCACGTCATCCACGCCTTTGAAGTATTTCTTGATGGTTCCTACACGCTTAAGGCCAATAATTGCGCAGTACATCTGCCCGTGGCGGAATTTGCGTGCAGCGAACGATGTGACGCACTGAACGGTGGTGTTAGTCAGAATGTATCGCCAGAACGCCAGCCCGATTTCCTTGCTGAATCCACGAACCTCTGGCAGGTACATGGCGTGGCAATCGAATGTCAGCGGCTGAATCTCCTGATAGTAAACAATGCCGCCGAACTGACCGTGCACGTTAACCTCAAAGTAACGGCATTCAGGTTTGTAGTCGTATCCATCACCGTTGTTGCTCCCGGCGATAATGTCAGGGTGATTTCCTACGGCTTCTATCAGGTCGATGTTTCGCGTTGGTTTGAATGTAATCATCAGTCAATCAGCCCATGTAATCTAAGTGCTGTTTCAAGCGCCAGAATACGCTGCCGCGCCTGCTCCAAACCTGTAGCGAGAGCTGCGACTTCGGATTGTGTGTACGTAGTGCCGACCGTGTATGACTGGTTAGCGTTGAATGAACCAAGAAGTGGCGTACCTGTGGCTGCAGTCCATCCGCTCTGCCTTGCTCCAACGACCTGAATTCCATCAACTGAATATGATGTTTTTACATCCAGCGGTGACGCAAGAGACTGCAATTCGGTTACGGTTTTCGATACGTAATCACTCTTAATGCCAGAGACATCGTTTTCTACGTCATCCAGTCTTTGGTCAACAGTGACCAGATGCGCCTGAATATCGATAACCTCATCCAGCAAGTAATCAACATGCTACGCAGTACGACTATCTTCCCTTCGGCAGTTGTTAACCTGACCTCAAGTAGATTTATCGCTTTTGTGTTTGCGGTGATTCTTGCGTCGTGATCAGCCAGTTCGACATCCTGTTCATCGTTTTTTACCTGGGCATCGTAAGCGCCCTGACCAGCCTGATTTGCCTTCCCGGCAATTGCGCCGACATCAGCCCCCTGATTAATGACATACAGCAGGTAAGACTGGCTGAATATATTGCGTGGAAGGATTGATGTATCGAGTCGTGTAGCCTGAATTGTTACCGGCTCATTGAGATTCGAATCAGCCATTACTCAATCCTTATCTGGCAACCAGACAGAGTGACAGGTGACTTCGTGATAACGCGCAATTTGAAGCCGACATTTTTCCTGATGCGCCCTACTCGCTTCCACAAAACACGTTTGTCGTAAACGAACGGTTCATTCTGCTCAATCATCTGCTCACGCCCGTAATTGATGCCGTCAGTGGTTGCAGAGAGAAAAAGGCGGTCAGCATACTGCGCAACGCCAGTTGACGACTCAACCTCAAGGTCGAAAACTCTGGCGTTATCCGCTTTGAACAACGGAGTAAACAGCAGGTGTTCCTGTTGCCTGTCGTACTGGCTGCTGATATCGAACTGCAATTTCCCTGTCATCGATTCAACTTATCGCCGCACGTAATTTGGTTGCCTTCGTAAATGAAGTCGATAGCGCGGTACACATCGTCATACAGGCCTGTTTTCAGTACACACCATTGCGGACATTGGCGCTTGAAGATGCGTCGTACACGAGGACGTGGCGCGGCAGGTGAATAATCAGCAACTCATGAGCATCAAACCGCAACGATTCCATCACGCCATCAGCCAGTTCATCAGCAGTGTAGGAGCGGAGGATTTTCTCAATGCTCGCGCTGGCTATTGGTGATACCTGACCGGAGCCGATGATGTATACAGAAGGCGCGCCTGTTGCCGGATTGCTGATGAACGCATACGAATCAGCAAACGGCGTTTTGCAGTAAGTCCCGGCAATACCTTTCTGCACCATCAGCGATGGCTGTGCGACATACAAAGCGGCACCAACAGTGGTTGCACCAGTCATGGAGAAATATTCAATCGTTGATGAACCAAAGCAGACAATGAAGTCTCGCCATGTTCCGATGCCGATAATGCCGTCAGGCTGCGATTCTGCGCGATATTGTGCGCTGTATCGGTCAGGGTGCGATTCGTCTTCAAGGTCAGTAATAAACCATGAATCCGTGCCGTCTTTTGACCACGCATAACGCCCACGTAAGCGTGTAATGTCGCGGACTGAACCTAACTCATACTGCGTAAATCCGCTGTCTGCAGGCCAGTTTGAGACGGTTTTAACCGTGCCATCATAGCGATACTCAACCAGTTGACCATTAACGCCTACAGCCTGAGATGTTCGACCATGCGCCATTGATACACGACCACTTCCGGCAACATCACCGACTTCACTTTCTCCTTTGTACAGCTTGCCGCCACACACGCGATAAACAGCATTCTGCGCCATGTTGTACTCAACTCCGCGCGATACACCGTTTACATCAGAGCGTTTGGCAATGCCCGGGAATGAGCGAAGATATCCGCTGCTGTTGAGTATTTCTTTGGGCGTAGCCAGCATATTCACTGGCAGATAGTCGATATAGTCGGCGTTTCGAAAGTCTTTGCCGACACCTTTCATAAGCGGAAGTTGCTGAATCGGCATTTATTCACCTCACGTACTCGGATCATCTTTCTCGATGTAAAACCGATTCCACGTAAACGCGCTTTTTAACCCCGCCCCGCGAGGCATATCATTTCGCCGCTCAAGTGGTGGTATTTTGGTTAAAGCGATACAGATTGTTTGATATGCACTGTCAGCAGCGGTAAGGAGAGCGTCTGACGGCTGAATGACGTTATCCATGCACACTTGCACAGCGAGTTTCAAAGCGACGCCATCATTTGCCCATGCAGGGATACCTGAATCATCGTCAGGTAACGGCATGATGCCGTTTTCTGTATCAGCAAACTGATATCCAAGCTCGATACCTTTAGCCTGCCATGCTGCCATCATGTCTTCGAGGTCATTAATGGCATCTTCAATTGCCTGAGGGTCAGCATCTGTCAACGTGGCATTGGAATACAGCCCGGCTTTTCGTAAAGCCTTTAGAACGAGATCACCCTTCGTTTTCGCCATCTTCTTCCGCCTTAGCCACTTTTTGCTTCGTTGCGGTTTCTTCAGGAGTTTTTACCCAGCCTTTTTTCAGGTGAGATTTAACTTCTTCGTCATCAACGATGATGTAATCCAGCGAGTGGGGGCCGCAGGTGATCATCGATCCCGGCTTATAAAGCATGATTTGAGACATTTCGATCTCCAAAAAAAAAGAGGGGCCGAAGCCCCTTGGATTACTGGTTAGCCAATACCAGGCCGGTGAATTCCGGGACCAGTACGCTTGCGCCAGCCAGCGTGGTGAAGCGAGTCCACGTTTTGCCAGATTTAGCGTCGAATTGGTAAGCCATGATGATGGTCGCACCCTGCTCGGTCGTTGCGGTCATAACCTGCGGACCCTGGCCGGTAGGGAATGCCAACTTGCCATACATCAGCTCAACAGAACCCTCAGCGAAGAAGATGTTGGAAGCCGCAGCCTTCTTGTTGAGATGGTGATCGCCGCGTTTGCCACCGGATTGGCGGTAACGTTCTGGTAAGGAATAGACGCCTTATCCGCGTTGTCTGGTGGCAGAATTTTCGGGCTGATGGTAACGGTAGTGCCATTTACTGCCAGGACGCGGAATACCTGCGGCTTACCTGTATCCACCTTCTTGATCATGTGGACACTGTTAACGCCTGCGATAGTGAATGCATCGCCGACAGCCAGTACGCCAGCAGTGGATACGGTGATGTCACCCTGGCGGTTATCGGTAGGCGCGCCGTTGGAATCCATCGCGGTAACTTTGTGTTTTACTGCGCCGCCGAGAGTTACAGCGGTAGCTGAACCAGCCTTCATTGCGCCAGCATAATCAACGCGGAAACTGTCGAAGGATGCCACAGGTGGAATCTGAGCTTTCTCATAGGCTGTCAGAGTTGCACCGACCGCATATGCGCGAGAGCCAAGCTCCTTAGCCAGGTCTTTGTAGTTGAACGGGTTGTAGAACGCCTTGCGCTGACCACCCTGAGGCACACCAATGGACAGCATCATTGCATCAACGTCAGCCGATGCGTTCCAGAGTTCTTCGCCGAGAGTGCTACCGGTGGACGCCGATTTAATGGTGACCACGTTGGTGGAGCGAGCGACCACCTCATCGACGATCATGTTATCAACACGCCGCCAACTGGCGACCGCCGCCTTGCCAGCCTGCTCTTTGTGCCACGGATCGCGCATTTCTTTTGCGTCCAGTTCGTAGATGACGTTCTCTGGCTCGCGGAAGCGAGCAGGCACCTGACGCTGAACGAGTGAGTTTGCAGTGGCCGAAGTCAGATCAAGTCCGCTCACGGTTTTCAGGTGGTAGCCCTGAGGGCGATAAACAACGTCGCCAGCGCGCTGCATTTCAATGTCGCCCGGTCGGAACTTGCTGCACTCGCGGGAAACGACATTGGACGCCTCAAAACTATCAATGACGCTCTCAAAGAGGATTTCGAGGTCTTTTGTTAACTGGTTAGACATAGGTATTTAGCTCCGATGGATTATTTTTTAGCTTTGTTCTTCGCCGCCCGGTATTCGGTGTAATCACCGGTGTCGCGCGCTTTTTCGAGAAGTTTGTCGAGGTTATTGATTACTGCGCCGTTGCTCCCCTTAACTGTCGGGGTTGTGGCTGCCGTGGTTTTTGCTTTTGGCATGATTCTGGCCTTCGATTCGATACGTTCCAGCAGACGACCAATTGCTACGGGTTGGTAGCTTCTGCCAGTTGCTTGCGCAGTTCAGCGTTGCGACCGAGTGCCAGAACAACGATTTCCGGCTTCTCTGACTCAAGAAGGATCATGTCCTGAATGTGAACAGGAACATCTTCGCGTACAGCCTGCTCTGCATCCTGGTAACCAGCCACTTTCAGTGCTTTTACTCTATGCATGTAATTGGCTGCTTTCTGCTGAAGCGTTGCGGTACGCGCCTCTTCCTCTCGTTTCCGCTCTCGTACTTGCTCCTGGTATTTGCCATTATCCTCTGCCCACTTAGCCATGCGTTGCTGGTAGATTTCTTCATCGAAACCGATGTCCTCATCATCCAGTTTTGGCATTCGCGGTGGTTGAGTGATTACCGGCTGCTGCTCGACGGGTTTCTGAGACTGACGCATCAGGCTCTTTCAGCTCGCGGTCTTTCTCTTTAATCGTCTTGCGCAGGTGTTTTACCAGTCCATGCTCAGCGCCATCTTCGCTGGTTGGCGAATCCAGCTTTTCGTCACCAAAGTAGAATTCCTGTTCTGATTCGTCGTCATCAGTTTCAGTAGCCTCCTCTGCATCATTGCCTGAGGACTCACTGCCATCTTCTGTTTCGACTTTTTCAGCCAGTTCGACATCATCAGGAATCTGCTCTGACGCGTCGGTTTCGATTTCAACTTCTGGTGTGTTTTCTGCCATCTGGTCCATTTGTTACCCCTGTTTACTCGATGTTCAGCCATCGGAAGGCAATAGGGTGCCAGGCCTCATAAAGACAGCCATTGCACGTTATGGGTTAATTACTGCTGTGGTTGTTGCTGAGTTGATTTTTGCAGGATGCTGCTGATGTCCATGCGCTGCGCATGGCCCTGTGCCTGACTTTTCAGGACAAGCTCTGCATCAGCACGGGCATTGTCTCCTTGCTGTTGCTGGAACTGTCCGAGCAGTTTCAGAGCCTCGCGGATATCAGATTTCTGCTGGCTATCGGCAGATGCGAGGATTTTCACAACATTTGCCGCTGCAACCTGAGCATCAGTCTGTGCCTGGAATGCTTTAACCTGAATGGCTGCCTGCTCGTTCTGCGCTTTCTGCAATTCAGCCTGACCAGCAAGAAGCTGACCTTGCGCAGCAACCATAGCCGGATCTGGCTGACTGGCCTGTTGTTGTTTCGCCTGCTCAACCATCTGCTGTTCTTCTGGCGTTCTCGGCTTGATAACTCCAGACAGAAGCAACTGATTGCGGTTGTATTCTTTAAGGTCGTCCATCCCTTCGCCGTCCATATTGTCGAGGATCATCGACGATACAAGGTCGTGTTTCGGCGTTCCGGGCGGGATAAGTGCCAGCATGGAAAGTAACGACTTAACCGTTGCGTCACGGCGAGTAGCGAACGACTGACCGACATCGACAGTCACTTCATAGTTACCCTGCGAAAGGTCGTTAAGCGCGATAACCTGCCCTGTCTGACGGTCAACCACTTCACCAGTCATCAGCGCCACGTCATCGCTGCCATCCTCATTAACGATGCGCATTGGCGTATCGCTGCCATAGACTTCACGAGCCATAGAAAGCCACACGACGCCAGCACGGCGCATGGATTTAGCCATGTTGTCCATGTAGATATAGGACTGCGTGTCCATCCGGTTAAAGATGCTATCAACGGTATCGGTAGCGACGTTGCTCGGCATGTTCTCAAGCTGCGACGCACCTGTAATTTGCTGAATAGCCGTTCCGGTGTACTGCAATAGCCCGGCAAGAGCTGGCGGCATTTGTGTCGGAGGTGTCCAGCCAGCAACCTGAGCTTCTGAAATGACTGTTCCGTTTTTGTCCTTCTTGCTGGTCATAGGAAGAACTGCAGGTCTTTTCTTATTCCTCTCTGCCCAGTGATTCATTAATGGGCCGGGAATGAAATCAACATCCACGATAGGAATGCCATCACCGCCAGCCTGAGTGGCGTTATCTGCAATCATGGAACCATCAGGTTCTCAAGACGCTGTGCATCCATCGCTTTTGCTGCGTGGCCTTCGATTCGCTCCTGATTATCAACAAATGAGCGACGCCCATATACCGGGATGAGTGGAATATGTTCGCCCGGAATACGCTTCGGTTCTTCCAGCCATTCAGCGCCAGACAGAAGGCCGCAATAAACGCGGCGTTTCTTCACCGTTCGCTCACCAATCAGTTCGAATGCGCCATCGGTTAGCTCGTCGACAATATCTTTGATTGATCTTCATCATAGATTGCCGTTTCTCCGCTAACAGGGTTGCGCCACGCCGTGAGCTTCACCTTCTCTATGCGGACTTCGTAGTAACGTCCAACATAGATGGCATCTGGCGTTGACCAGTCATATTGAGTGCCAGTGTCATCACGAGAAAGGCTTGCCGCGATGGAATCAGGGTATTCAGCCTCGAACGCTTTAGGCGTCATGGAGAACATTTCCATAGCCCACATAGCATCAGAGCGGTCATATTGCTTGCTGTCCTGATCAAAGAAGACGCATGTCGCTGGGTCGTAAACAGGAAGAAGGCTGATGCGGCGCTGCTCGTTACTCGGATCCATTTCATCTTCGTAATCGGCACACATGCGGAAACAACCGAATCCACCCGTTACGGCATCATCAAATGCGTTATCACACGCTTCGCCACCGGATGTTTCCTGATAGTCAGCGCGGAATTTGCCGTTCATTTTTTCGGCTAAAGCTTCCGATGCCTTGTCATCCTTCGGCCTGAATTTAACGCTGATGCGATTCTGTCGATACTCGCCAATGATGCGATCACATTCACGGGAAATCTTATTCAGTTCAAAACGCGGATAATGCTCAAACCTGCCTTCATCAAATGAGTAACCAGCGTTTGTGCTGCCTTCCCACTGTGCGCCGGACACCCGGACGAAACGCTGAGCCTCAATAATCTGCTCACGCATATCCTGCGTTGCTGACCAGGCATTATCAAAGTTGCACAGCACCTTGCGATGCCAGTCAGTCATCTTTTTTTCTGCCATATCAACCTACACCACAAGGAATTGAGTAACTGGAATAGTCGGGTTGCGCAGCCGACTCCGGGCAATGCATACACATCATCAGCGCATCAGCCAGGTTAGGAGATGGAATACCGAGCTTCTGCTTCATTTCGACCTTAGTCATTAGCTCCAGCTTCCCGTTGTTATTGAATTTGCGCTGAATCTGCGTCAATTCTGCAAACAGCTTCTCCAGCATCTTCTCGCCTATCGCTTCTTTGTCGAAGCTCAGCATGTCGTCGGGGTCTGCATACTCACCGTGGACAACCGCCCGATATGTCAGATACAGCCTGTCAGCCAGTGCGTAATAGAATTGCGCTCGCTTATTGCGGAATACATCGCCAATAGTACGAACGTTGTCACCCTGTACGACTTCATCAGCCCATGCTCCGGTTGATACGGTGCATCTTCATCGAATGGCGATTCGCTGCCTTGAACATCGTGGCGGTGATTTTCTTGCCGGAAAACGCTTCCGTTGTCTGTCTGCGTAGCCCGGCACCAACACCATCACCATCCCACAGGTAATGGTCAGCGCCGTCTTCAATCGCCAGCGAAGTAGCCCAGTCAGCACCCTCGTTGATGTCCATCAGCAGACCTTCGGCAATGCGCTTAACTACCGAACCGTGACGCGATGCATAACCTTTAGCATCTGGCCCTGTATCTGATGGGTCATGCGCAGAGACAACAGCGCCTTTCGCTTTCCATCCGAGTTTCTTGTGCGCATCGGTTGCGGCTTCAAGCCATTCACGTTTGATAATTGCCATATCACTTGCGCTCACTGGCTCACCAAGCCAGATGTGACGATACAGTGTCGGATTTCTGCGTTTACACTCTTCCATCTCCAGACGGAGAACTTCAGGAAAGTGCGGGTTGTCGGTGTAGTTCACCGTCAACAGGCAAATATCATCAGGAGGATTTACGACGAATCGCTGATAGGTATCGTCGAGTATGTTCTTCGGGTTAAAGCTCACCCATATTTCAGAGAACGGCTTACGGATGGTTGGTATCAGGATATCCCATGATTCCTTCGTTACCGCTTCCGCTTCTTCCACCCAGCAGATATCAATACCTTCGAGCGATTTAATCTTCGTCGGGTTGTTTTTGATGCCGTAGAACATGAATTCAGCATTCGTTCCGAGATGACGAATCATTGAACGCTGAATTTCAAACTCAGCCGAATATCCTTCACGCTCGATGGTGTCTTCAAGCAGCCGGATTACCGAATCGCTGATACTGTTTTGCAGTTCACGAGCGCAAAGAATACGCACTGGCTGACGACGCGCCGCTTCAACAAGCAGCCTCGCAATTGCCCATGATTTACCGCTACCTCGACCGCCTTTGGCGACTTTGTAGCGATGCGCCTCAATGAACGGTTCAAAGATAGGATTAATCGAGGTCATTTTCCGAACAGAGTGCTCATCGGTGATGTTTCAATCTGAATTGCGCCGCCGTCTTTGCCTGTTAGCTCGTGATCAACCTTGTCGCGCCATTTATCCTTCTGTCGGTTCTTAAGCCAGAAGATGGCGGCAGTTGTATCAGGCGGGTAATACTTCTCAAGCGGAGTTTCGACAATTCTGTTTTCAATAACACGAATATCGATGTCTGGAGCCACGAAGCCCATAGCGCGTTGATAAAGACGGTCACTAACTTCTGCATCAGCGACGGCCTTACCCTTTTTTTATGGACTCCGAAAACTCAGGATAATCAAGCTTCCACTTGTTAATAGTTGACTCACTGACTTCGAAGAAATCAGCAAGCTCTGCATCGGTGTAGCCCAGCAAGCACAGTTTGCGTGCCTGTTCGGCATACGCCTCTTGATACTTTGTTGGGCGCGCCATGTTTATGCTCCGGTGGTGAACAGGTATAACGCTTCCTTCGATTTACGCACCGCTTCGATAGTGCGGGTAGTGATATCTGAATTAGCGCCGCCTGACTGGAAGTGAATTTTGAATAGCTCAAGCTTCAACTCGTCAGTGCCAATGAATTGAAATGCTTCTTCTGCGGCTGCGTTCTGGTTCATGACCAGTTTGTAAATCTCTAACTGGAATTTCTGTTCTTCAGTCATGGGAATAATCTCTGCCATTGTTGGCTCCGTTTATCCGTTAAAAGGGATATCAGTTAAGTTATCCCGTGTAGGATATAAGCCATTATCAAGCCCACCCGTAGATAGGCTTTGTAATGGATAACCGTTGCTCAGTTCTCGTAATGCTTTGATTTTTTTCGATAACGCAGTTTTGCGTTTGCCATCAGCACGCGATATCGAGAGTCAACTGCAGTTGCTCACGCCAGTACTCGACATTTGCTTCAATAACCGGCTTATCCCATCGCCAGCGAGCCATCTCTCTTGCCCCATTGCTGGCTTTTGATTTCCGGTCATCGCGAATGCGACATGCTTGCTCATATTTCTGCTGCTCAGTCAGTTCACCGCGAAGCAGACTATCAATGTGCAGGTCGCACCATACGGAGAATTTCGGATCGCACCATCTTGCAAAGGCAACTGATAACTTTGGATGCAGCCATGTTCCGCCGCCCCTGTCCTTTCGTGCCTTGCTTGTTTTTACATACCCGGAATCACGGTATGTAGAATTTTCGATGGCTCACCTGAATAAACCTCATCCAGAGCTCTAACGTATTCGAGAGTTTCAGCGTTGGACAACCAGTGATCCAGACGCTTCCCGAAACGTTTTGCAATATCAGTGGCATTAATCCAGCCATCAGTATTGAAGCGGATAGGTTCGCCTTTGTAATTTAGTGGAACGATATTCATAGCGTCTTACCTTTTAGAAAGATGAGCCTGTTCGCACAGAAAAGCCGCCCCGAGATGGTCGCCACCATATACGGCAGTTCTCAGGCTCAGCTTTCTGAAAGACTCGGGATTGTTACGCGCTGCGATGCGCGGTTTACTGCAGATGTAAAAAAGCCCCGCAAATGCGAGGCTAAATCCTGGTATTTGTAATGACTGGCTCTTATCTCAACGCAGCCCCTTACCGCGCGCCAGATGCTCAATATCAAGCATCAGCAATGAGATATTTAATCCGGATTCACTCCAGAAGTGTTCACCACCCTGCCTACAGAGCCAGATGTGAAGGATGATGAGTAAAATTATCGCTATCATCGAAGGCATTGCGTCCTGATGTATTCCTGAAGCGTTCTTAGTGCTGTTTGGTCGCGGATAATTCCGTCCCGGATACCGAGAACGTTTCGTCCAGCAACTGGAGAGAGTTCGACGGTGGCATCATTGCCCATGCCGGAGGCGCTGGAGGTTTCGTCTGAGGATGGCACAGGGCATTTTCCTTTGACGAACACCCGACCACCATTATCAAGCTTGCGCCGAAGAGCATCATTTTCAGCTTTCGCATCAGCTAACTCCTTCGTGTATTTAGCATCGAGTGCATCAGCAGAACGCTGGCGCTGCTGCATGTCAGTAATGGTGGCGGTCGCCTGCTTCAGCTCACTGACTTTTTTATCTCGCTGTTCTTTGTAGGCGATGGCGTTATCACGGTAATGATTAACAGCCCATGACAGGCAGACGATGATGCAGATAACCAGAGCGGAGATAATCGCGGTTACTCTGTTCATACCTCAATCTCTCTGACCGTTCCGCCTGCTTCTTTGAATTTTGCAATCAGGCTGTCAGCCTTATGCTCGAACTGACCATAACCAGCGCCCGGCAGTGAAGCCCAGATATTGCTGCAACGGTCGATAGCCTGACGAATATCACCGCGGTCAATCATCGGCAAAGCGCCGCGCTCTTTAATCTGCTGCAGTGCAACAGCGTCCTGACTTTTGGGGGAGAAGTCTTTCAGGCCAAGCTGCTTGCGGTAGGCGTCCCACCAACGGGAAAGAAGCTGGTAACGTCCGGCGGCTGTTGATTTGAGTTTTGGGTTTAGCGTGACAAGTTTGCGAGGGTGATCGGAGTAATCAGTGAATAGCTCTCCCCCTACAATGACGTCATAACCATGATTTCTGGTTTTCTGACGTCCGTTATCAGTTCCCTCTGACCACGCCAGCATATCGAGGAACGCCTTACGTTGATTATTGATTTCCACCATCTTCTACTCCGGCTTTTTTAGCAGCGAAGCGTTTGATAAGCGAACCAATCGAGTCAGTACCGATGTAGCCGATGAACACGCTCGTTATATAAGCGAGATTGCTACTTAGTCCGGCGAAGTCGAGAAGGTCACGAATGAACCAGGCGATAATGGCGCACATCGTTGCGTCGATTACTGTTTTTGTAAACGCACCGCCATTATATCTGCCGCGAAGGTACGCCATTGCAAACGCAAGGATTGCCCCGATGCCTTGTTCCTTTGCCGCGAGAATGGCGGCTAACAGGTCATGTTTTTCTGGCATCTTCATGTCTTACCCCCAATAAGGGGATTTGCTCTATTTAATTAGGAATAAGGTCGATTACTGATAGAACAAATCCAGGCTACTGTGTTTAGTAATCAGATTTGTTCGTGACCGATATGCACGAGCAAAACGGCAGGAGGTTGTTAGCGCAACCTCTTGCTACCCGCTTTCACGAAGGTCATGTGTAGAAGTCCGCAGCGTAACTATCACCGATGAATTCATGATAGCCAGTGGCTACGGCTCAGTTTGGATTGTGGCGACCGGTGCTGATCTCCGGTTTGCTGCAACTGCCTACAGCGGGCTACGTGGCCACACCGAATCCAGCGAAAGATTCTTGCCCTTACACATCAGCCTGTGCATTCACCACAACGATAAGAGCACTGCGCGGCACCTTTCACCAATTCCGCGAGGTCTGCGGGTTCAATGCTCTTACCTGTTGTGCAAATAAAAAAGCCACCGTTGCAACTTAAGAGTCACTAACGGCAGCTTACCTTCTAATTATGGCTAAATGGCTAATTGCATGTCAAGGCTTTTAACAGCAACATGCTTAACTTTCTCAACACGTTTACGCATTTTGAAAGCATTTTGCATCGGCTGGTATAAAACAAATAATGACGCTTTCAGGATGTCGTCAATTTCGTTTCTACAGGTTGCCAGTGAAGGTTTTCTCCATCCCTCGCCACCACGTCCACACATCTTGCGTGGCTTTGCAGTCGCGTGATAGTAGGATGCAATTGCTCGCTTAGATGAACCATGAGCGTAGTAGCTGAGGAGGATGCTAAAGGCTTTCTTGTCAATGTACATGACGGAATCGACGACCTGAGAAATCAACATTCCATCATCATCATTACACATTGGCCTTGTCATAACTCTTCCCGGCTCTACGCTCTCCATGAACTTAGCTATTACGCTGCTCATGCGCTTTTCCAGGCGGCCTGAATAAACCATGCGCCCCACAGTTCAAGCCAGCCATTCAGCCAATCGTGCTGTTCTTGGTGAGGTTTAGTTCTCTTATGCTCATCGTCTTCCCCTCTTGCCCTGTTTGACCATCAGACGCCGTTAACTATTACGTGACGCTCGCCTTTGCTGTCTCGGTTGTACTTGAGCACTGTTCCTCTTGCGCAGGAAAGCATCCTTGCCACTTCGGTCTGATTGCCTCGTGTTCTGGATAAGAAGCTCTGGTATCGTTTGAATTGTGGCGTTCATACGTTCTCCAGTTCGGTGATTTTTATTCCAAGCCGTCCGCCTGGTACTTTCACACCACGAATTACGCGAATGTCATCGAATTGCTCGTCGTCTTCCGCAAATCCGGCGTGGATAAGGGAGTCGAGTAAACCTTTCAGGATGTTGTCGAGGTCGCGGCGGCGGGAGTCTGGAACGTCTGCGATGACTTTGATGCGGAGTCGTGATTTGGTGAAAATGTCTAACTTGAGTTGGCGGATGATTTTCTGAACGTCTTTTCGGTATTTCTGGCCTTTATCGCTGATGTAGTATTGGCTTCCCCGTCTTCGCCAGTAGGTGTTCACCGACGGCGGGTATGGAAGCACAAACTGATATTCGTTCATGACTTAATCTTCCCCTCCTTCAGCAGTATCGCCTGCGTCCTGATCACGCCTTCGAGGTGGTAAGTCTGGCGTCTTTGTTGTCGAGGTTATGGGTGCGTCGGTCGATTTCATCGTGACACGCGCTACAAGCCCATGCGCCGATCAGGTCGTCAGGCTTCATTCCCGTTCCGCAAATTCCAGCCATCCGGTAATGTGCCAGAACTGTAGTTTCAGGATTGCCATTGCATATGCCGTAAATACGTACCTGGCATTCTCTGCCGCGCGCTTCTTTGCGTAGGTTAGCCATTTACCTTCCCTCGCAATTGAAGAATTGACTGAAGGTCTTTTTTAATAAATATGCGAGTGCGAATTGAGCAGTAGTTTTCCTTCATTCTGGCGTAGTAATAGTCTTTTCTTTGCTTAAGCTTGTTGGCATCCGCTGTCATCCAGTCTTTTACAGCAAACTTAATTAGCCAGCGGTGGCAGAGATACCATTTCAGGTAATCACTCATCGTCTTCTTCCTCGTACATTGAGCTATTCGGATCGCTCATCAGTTCTGCGCAGCATCGGAGCACACGTGAACTTCCAGCACATGCAGCTTCTGACCGCAGTTAGCGCACGTTAAAGCTCGCTCGACGCTTTCTTTCTGGTATTGAAGGGATTGGGATGGACTAAGCATGGCTTTCACCATTAAAAAGTCGCTTGTAAGCATCAATGTCTCGTTTTGCTTCACCGAGCTTTCGTCTTAATTCCATGTTTTCTGATTCAAGCTTTTCCATGTCTTGCTGGCATCGGTCACGATGATCTTTCCAAGCATCCTGATATGCCTTCATATATGTCGTATTCGCTTTTCTCTTTGCCTGACGAACCGCGTGATGATTTTCTATAAACCACTCAGGATCGTTGAATGCTGCTCTGGCGCATGTATACCAATAATTTGTTGCCTCCCTGTTTAGCCAATAAATACTGATAAATGGCAACCGGATAGACACCATTTTTCGTTGTGACTCTTTCTCACCAAACATGTGCCCTTTTTTGATGCTAAGGCCAAATCCAGGTTGAATTAAAAGCATTGTCATTTCCTCGCACGATGTCTTAGCCACCGGATATCCCACAGGTGAGCCGTGTAATTGAAGGTTTTTACGTCAGATTCTTTTGGGATTGGCTTGCGTTTATTTCTGGAGCGTTTCGTTGGAAGGTATTTGCAGTTTTCACAGATTATGTCGGTGATACTTCGTCGCTGTCGTCTCATGCTGCCCTCCTGACTCCCTGCCCGATCGCTATCAATGCCGCTTTGGATACGGTAGTAAACATCCGTCGAGGACTGATGAACGGTCGCCAAATCAGCAGCATGGAGCCTTTGCTGTTTCCCTTCTTCTCCAGCCCTGTCGATGGTTCGATAAAATTAATCCGTCCATCAGTGATAATACGAACTTCGTCAACACTCTCCAGAGCCTTGCTGAACCATCCGACAGACATATCCTCTGGCACAAGCATCACTACCGTCTGTCGCTGTTGTATGCACTGCTCAGCGGCTTTTTCCACCCACGGCCTGATATTGCTGTACGGTGGGTTATTCCAGATTGCACCGTGGCTTACCCACTCAGAATTGAGCGCGTCGTCGGCCTCAGTTAGCCCAGTGAGCGCACAGAGCATTTTTGTCGCTCGCTGCCGAATCCAGCCAGAATCCAAACTCAATATCCAGTGCATCAAAAAGCCAAAGCGGCGTTTGCCAGCAGTCCTTGTCGTGTGCTGGCGTATTTGATTGATAGTCATGCAGCCCGATCTCCCCATCGCGCTTTCCACTCCAGAGCCAGTCGCGCTTCGTCTGACCACTTAACGCCACGCTCTGTACCGAATGCCTGTATAAGCTCTAATAGCTCCGCAAATTCGCTTACACGCATCCTGCTGGTTGACTGGCCTATTACCACAAAGCCATTCCCGGCAAGGTTAGGAACAACGTCCTGCTGCTTTAATGCTGCTGTAAAAACGCACTTCCAGCTTTCCGCATCCAGCCAGCGACCATGCCATTCAACCTGACGAGAGACGTCACCAAGGCAAGCCCAAAGCTTTCGGTTTTGGTCTAAGCTACGGTTGCGTTCCTGAATGGTTACTACGATTGGTTTGGTTGGGTCTGGAAGGATTTGCTGTACTGCGTGAATAGCGTTTTGCTGATGTGCCGGAGATCGAATTTCAAAGGTTAGTTTTTTCATGACTTCCCTCTCTAACAGATTTCAGGTTATTCCACTCCGTTACCGCACTGCGATAATTCGCGGCCGCCACAGCGGCGTGGTTAGCGCAGTAGATTGGCACCCGTTCTCCATGTCGAATATTGTCGGTGATTTTCCGCATTTACATTTTTTGGCACGCGGTGCGTCTGAACACATTCCGTTAACGGTGTCCATCAGGATCCCCCTCGTTCTTAATCCAATAAAAAAGGGCTACTGTGTAAATAGCCCCTGTTATTAGCTCAGTGATGTAGATGGTCATACGTCAGCCCCTTGTGCATATCGTCTGCCACGCGCAGCAGGTGCATTTGATGCTGTGCAAATCTGTCTGGCTTCATCCTGGTCACATGCAACAAAGTGTCCGTTGCAGAACCGCTGGTAAACCGTACCAAGCGAGCCAAAACGGTTTTTCGTCACGATGATTTCAGCAAATGGCGCGGCGCTACTGTTCTCGTCATATACAGCTTCCCGATAGAGCATGATGATTGAGTCTGCGTCCTGTTCAATGCTTCCTGAATCACGCAAATCTGCGTTTGTCGGGCGTTTGTTTGGTCGCTTCTCAACATCGCGCGAAAGTTGACTTAGGGAGATAACAGGCGTTTTCAGGTCTTTCGCCATCGCCTTCAGGCTTCCGGAGATGTGAGCAATTGCGAGGTCGTTGCGGTCTGCTTTCGGCTTCTCAATCAGGCCAAGATAATCCACCATGATGAGTGACAGGTTTGGATTTTCCTGTTTGTGCCGTTCTGCGATTGAGCGAATTTCTTCGACCGATAACCGCGAGGCATCGACTACCCACACATCCAAATCTGCAAGCTGACTCATGCCGTTAGCAACACGCGCCCAGCCTTCGTCATCCATCGATGCAGGATTTCGCAGCACGCTAACTGACATCCTCCCGGCGTTGGCAATGCTTCGCTCTGCAATCTGCAATGCGCTCATTTCCATTGAGAAAATCAATACTCCGCTCCGGACGTCAGAACCAGGAATAACGCGGCTTGCAACACCTTCGGCAATCTTCAGCGCCAGTTCGGTTTTCCCCATACCAGGACGAGCGGCGATAATTACCAGGTCTTCCGCGTTCATCCCTCCGGTGATAGCGTCAAGTTCTTCGATTCCGGTCTTCAGGGTATCGGACTCTTCTCCGTTCCTCAGACGCCTGTCAAGCGTGTCAGTGTAGTCAGTGATGATTTCCCCTAACCGTACAGGTTTAACCTCGTCACGGGGCTTTCTGATGGCTGAAAGACGCTTTACAAGCTCGTCCATCGCCTGACTCGATGTATCGATGGTTCCGCTCTGAATTGGTTCACGCATTTCATCCATGATTTCCAGCACCAGACGGCGGTGATAGTTATCCGCGACCATTCCGGCATATCCCTTCAGGTTTGCGGCACTCGGGCAGTTTTTGCTGGTCATCAGGATTGACGTGAAATGCTCCTCTCCGCACGCCTCGGCAACCATCAGCGCGTCGATTAGGTTTCTGTTTCGCGCCTGCTTCCGGATAACCTCGAAGGCTTTCCGGTAGAGCGGAATTGAAAACGCTTCCGGCTCAAGCGTTGCCAGAACGTCACTGGCAGTTGGTGTTAATCCACCAATCAGCAGGCCACCGATAACGCTCGCTTCGATATCCTGTCTCATGCAATCCCCCTGTCTGCAAACTTCCCTTCCCGAACTCCCGTTAACGAATCTTCCCTCAGCAGGTAATCAAAATCAGCCGTCCAGCCGTGTCGTTATCTCCGAAGTAAAACGGCTTGGCCTGATGCACAAACGCCCTGACATACGCTCTGAAACCGTCCACGTTTGGCGTTTTCAGTTGCGGGATGATTTTCTTCAGGCGGCGTTTGCGTTTTTCGTTGACCGCAACAGCGTGTGGAAGTCTGTCACCGACTTCGGTGTTGTAGGCGTTCAGGAAGGATTCGTAGTCGATTCGTTCTGCCTTGCGACGTTCAGGTTTAACCTGCCCATCGCCGCCCCCGTTAGGGGGTAAGGGGGTATTTGTATTTATTGTCTTTTGTATATTGTCTTTTGTGTTTAGCTGACTTGGCTTATACCCATTAGCGACTCGGCTAATGTTTTATTAGCTGTTTTAGCTAATGTTAAGCTGTCCTGGCTAATCCACTGCGAAACCACCTTGTTCACTCCGATTTCACGCCATCAGCAATGAGGAATTTACGCTCAATAAGCTGGCGCTTGGCAGCGCAAACATGAGTGTGATGAATACCTGTCATGGCTGCTATCTGCGTGTTTGTGAGTCGATCCATCGGCTTATTGAATCCGTATGTCTTGCGCATGATAGCGAGCATCACCTTCATCTGCCGGACGGTTAAATCAGCCATCAGCAGACTGTCGGTAATCTCGTTAGCAACGCGCATGAAACCATCTTCGGTATCTGCCACGCGATGCTCCACGACCTCCAGTTGAGGCCTGTAATCAGCTAACTTAACGACGCCCATGTTTCACTCCTGCTTTGGCTAGTCTGTAAACACCAACAAGGCGCTCTGCGAACGCCCTGTTATTTGCTGCGGCTACCACTAATCCCTCAGGTGAATCAGGGTGTCGAATCTCTTCTTTTTCCTGGTATTTCTTACGACGTTTTGTCATAATTACTCCTGTGGATTGATCCAGTCTTTCTACATCAGGCCTCGAAGAATTCGCCGTTCTTCGGGGCTTTTTCTTTTGTCAGCATTCTGGCTACTTTCTTAGCCAGTTCCGCCAACTCCTCGTCTTCAACACCCCATTCAAGAACAGCCAGAAGCATTCCCATTTTTGGGATGAAGCTGTCTTTCCATCGCGAAATTTGCGATTCATTAATCCCTAACGCGTCGGCAACCTTTCGCTGACCACGTACAGCAATTCGATTCAGGATGTTGCTTGTAATTGCATTCGCTTTCTTGCGAGTACTTGTAAGTTGCATATGTAAGTATTTCCTTAGATAACAATTGATTGAATGTATGCAAATAAATGCATACACCATAGGTGTGGTTTAATTTGATGCCCTTTTTCAGGGCTGGGATGTGTAAGAGCTGGAATGTCTTAAGCGGCTTTGTGTTCCGGCGGGAACAAGCCATCTAGCGTTGTCTTGCTCCCCAATTTATTCAGCGCCTTTACCAGGCGACGGCACGACTCTAAATCTGGAGTCCGGATACCTGACTCGTAGTTAGCTAAGCGGGACTGGTTCCAGCCACACGCGCCTGCTAACGCAGATTGAGTGATGCCAAGCTTTTTCCGTTCGTTGGCAATGTTGTTCATAGGTTTCCTTAAGAGCTAGTTCACTCAGTCTTTATTAAACACATATTGTGATTGATAGTCAACACAAATCGTGTAAAGCCTTAAACCACGGAATGTGATATAAAATGCGCATGAACAGAACAGAAACTATCGCCGCGCGTATCAAGCGATTACGGGAAGATAAAGGGCTTTCACAGAAGGCTCTGGCGGAGCTTTGCGGCTGGGCTTCACAATCTCGGATCGGCAACTATGAATCAGGAACCAGAAGCGTTAGTGTTGATGACGCAGAGGTAATAGCTAAAGCTTTGGGCGTCGCTCCGGCAGAACTGCTTTTTGGCGACAACTATCAGGACAATACAAGCCAGGGGAAAGTTTCCGTTGATTAGCTGGGTTAGCGCAGGTGCATGGAGTGAGGCCGTAGAGCCGTACAACCCTCAGGCAGTGGATGAGTGGTATGAATCAGATTGTCACGTTGTCGGTGACGCCTTCTGGCTCAGGGTTCAGGGCGACTCAATGACAGCTCCTACCGGCCTTAGCGTTCCTGAGGGTATGCTGGTTCTGTTCGACACTGGAAAGGAAGCGTTAATGGAAGCCTGGTAGTTGCGAAGCTGACAGATGCTAATGAAGCCACGTTCAAGAAGCTAATCATTGATGGCGGTAACAAATACCTGAAAGGGCTTAACCCTGCCTATCCGTTGATCCCAATCGACGGCAACTGCAAGATAATCGGCGTAGCAGTGCAGATGATGATGAAATTCTCCTGATATACCCGCCACTTAAAAACATCAAACCCGCTTCGGCGGGTTTTTGTTGCCCAAAGAAAATTAAATTACCTTAAAAATCAATGAAAACACGTGTTGTGATAAAAACAATCACATTTTCGTGTTGACAGCACGAACACAATTTGTGATTATCTAGCCATCAACAGGACGCACTGACCACCATGAAGGTGACGCTCTTAAAAATTAAGCCCTGAAGAAGGGCAGCATTCAAGCAGAAGGCTTTGGGGTGTGGTGAAGCCAGGCTAGTCACTGGCAAGTTGCTTACCCTACTGTTGAGGCGGGTGAAGCGCTCCCAACGGCTAAGCAATAGCGTGGACGAGATTGGG